CATGACCAATGTAACACACTACTTGCACGTCTTTTGACCAGCATGCCCTACAAGGCCCACATTTGCCCTCTCGTGAATAAGCTTCACAAACTAGGGCACCACTAGGGACATTGTCTAAAGTCGCAATGGTGGACGTTTGAGGGCCTTGTATGACGTCTCCGGTAATGCTGTCAGAAGACAAGCGTACCACTACGTTTGCCAATGCGGACATTTCAGCCAACACTGGACCGAATTTCTTAAACTTATGCATGCGAGTCGGTAACCAATGGTTACACCATGGCGTACGCTTCATTACGTCCAGAATCTTGTACGCTAGTCTGACGTCGTATACGTCCCCACTATCAAACCACCGAAAATACCGGTCGTTATCCAATTCTGACACCATGTCATCAACCCATGCGTCACGTTTCCAGTCTTCCCGATTGTGCTCCCTTGGGGCTTTGACGTTCTTGAAACGGTAGTTGCCCCTAGTGGCATAGCATCCCGAACATGCGTCGACCAATGAACCATCGGCTTTGCGTGAAGCTGGACATGTGTCGAGCGCTTGTAGTGACCACGAGCGCCCCGGCATTTTTGAAGCTTTAGACAGTTTGACCATGATAAACTCCCTTTTGTTTAGGTACCACGAAAACCCCGCATATAGCGAGGTCTCGTGAAGCTTGGATTGTTTAGCGGTCGTCTATGCTGATATTGACGTCCCGTCCGTTCTTATGCTCTACATAGAGAGACCAGAGACCGCCAGAGAGCTTGTGATAGCACTCCCCTTGTGAGTAGCTAAAGGGACGCTTTAGGGCCTTACGCTTGCGAATGATGATGCTGCGTCCGAATACTTTTTTGGTTGTTACGTTTTCCATGGTGTTTACCTTTTGGGGTGGCATTGGGTCCCCGTTTCGCCATGTGTCCATAATGCCACAGTGACGCCACAGTGCAACATTTTTTTTGTGTGAATATTTACATTAGTTTTTTCTTGCTCTTTTGTTGGCCTTGTGTTACTCGCATGCGCACACGTTATAGAAGGTCATAAGGGTCCAACATAAGTCCACACACTTGTCAACCCCTAAAATGCAAAAACTCGAAAAAACTTTAGTTGATGCCCTAGCATACCCCAAGTGTAAAACCCCGTGAGCGGCTTTTCAGGGCCTCTCAGGGCCATGTGGACAAACCTGTGGATAACTTGAGGCGCAACTGTGGATAACCTGTGGATAACTCAAGGGTTGTGGACAACCTGTGGATAACTTTATGCACAACTTATGCACAGCTTATGCACAACCTGTGGAAAACCTGTGGATAACTTGCCCCGGGGGAGGGCTTATGTTGTCAGTGATAATTGTTGTAGCCACTGACGCACAAAATAAGTCAAAATTAGGAAAATTAAGGTAAAAATAACATTATGTAACCTATTGATTTTACTCAAGTTATGTGTTAGCCAGGATTTAACTCTAAAATAGCTTGACTTTTGTGAAAACTTGTGTTATACTATTGTTGTAATTAGGGATAATTTATGTTATGACCGACGTCGTTAAAAAAAGAGGTCGTGGCAGACCCCGGAAGTCAGAAGTAGCCGCTGTAAAGCCCGGAAACAAGGGTCAAGTTGGGCGACCAAAGGGTGACGCAGCGATAATTAATGAGTACAAAGCACGTATGTTGGCTTCTCCGAAGTCACGTAAGGTCCTAGAGACTATTTTTGATGCTGCTTTGGACAACGACCATAAAAATCAAGCTGCTGCTTGGAAGTTAGTTATGGACCGTATACTCCCTGTAGGGGCGTTTGAAAAAGACGTCGTCAAGGACAGTGGTCGTAACGCTATCCAAATTAATATTACTGGTGTTGGTACTGCAGAAGTAACCACCCCCGACGACATCATAGAGGGAGAGGTCGTAGATGGCTCTTAAGCACTTCAAAAGAGAAGAGTTTGACTGTCAGGTCACTGGCACCAACAACATGGAACAAGAGTTCCTAGAAAAGTTAGACGATTTGCGGGGTGCATGTGGCTTCCCGTTTGAGGTAACGTCAGGTTACCGTCATCCAACTCAGCACCCTATTGAAAGAAAGAAGGACGTGCCGGGAACACATGCGCAAGGGATTGCGGCTGACATAAAAATAACTAATGCCGCCCACCGCTACACAATAGTAGCCAATGCCCTTAACCTTGGTTTTACTGGTGTAGGTATTGCTGATACATTTGTACATGTGGACACTAGGGGTACTACTCCAGTGATTTGGTTGTACTAATGAAGTTTTCTCATGGTGATGCACTAACTGCAGGTTCTTCCAATACTATCTTGGACGTGCCTACTGGCTACGACGCTATTGTTACGTATTTGTTCATATCGAACACCACAGGTAGCAGTAAAAGCCTAGACGCACGATGGGTACACAGTGGCGTTAACATTGATTTCCTATCAGGTAAAAATGTTAACTCTGGAGAGTTCCTAGAGTTCGGTGGACAGTTTGGTGAGTTTCTTGTAGCAAAGGAAGGAGACACCTTAAGTCTTACTCCGGAAGCAGGATCTACGTTTGTCAGCATCATTTCGTTTGAGCTAATTACGGCAACCCCAAGGTTGAACTTTTGACCGACTTAAACATTGAGTTATTGCCTTGGCAACAGGAAGTCTGGGCAGACGACACACGTTTTAAAATAGTAGCTGCTGGGCGACGTACAGGTAAGTCTAGGTTAGCAGCATGGATGTTAATAGTTAACGCACTACAGGCGGACAGAGGCCATGTATTTTACGTCGCACCTACTCAGGGACAAGCCAGAGACATCATGTGGCAAACCTTGCTTGAACTGGGGCATCCTGTTATCAGCGGTAGTCACATTAATAATCTGCAAATTAAGCTTGTCAACGGTGCTACAATTAGTCTAAAGGGTGCAGACAGACCAGAGACAATGCGAGGTGTTAGCCTTAAGTTCCTAGTAATGGACGAATACGCCGACATGAAACCGGAAGTATTTGAGCAGATCCTGAGACCTGCCTTGGCTGACCAGAAGGGATGTGCGATGTTCATAGGGACACCTATGGGGCGCAACCACTTTTACGAACTGTACAAATATGCGGAGCTAGATAATGACCCTACGTACAAAGCTTGGCACTTTACGTCTTATGATAACCCACTGTTGGACCCGGACGAAATTGACATTGCAAAAAAGTCTATGTCTTCTTATGCGTTTCGTCAGGAATTTATGGCGTCGTTTGAAGCTCGTGGGTCAGAAATGTTTAAGGAAGATTGGGTCCAATTTAGTGAAGATAGGCCCGAAGTAGGAGATTACTACATTGCCGTTGACTTGGCAGGATTTGAAGAAGTCAATAAGAAAAAAACCAAGAACAGTAAGCTTGACGAAACAGCGATTGCCGTGGTTAAGGTCAGTGAGCATGGTTGGTATGTTGACAATATCATATACGGTAGATGGTCACTTGACGAAACAGCAACTAAGATATTTCAGGCCGTTAGAGACTACCGTCCCATATCGGTGGGAATCGAAAGAGGTATTGCTAAACAAGCCGTCATGTCACCTCTAACGGACCTACAAAAGAAGTACGGTACGTTTTTTAGGGTAGAGGAACTAACTCACGGTAACAAAAAGAAAACTGACAGGGTGATGTGGGCGCTGCAGGGTAGGTTTGAAAACGGGTACATTACGTTAAACAAAGGGGAATGGAACAGTCGTTTTCTTGACCAACTATTTCAGTTCCCTGATCCTTTAACTCATGACGACTTGGTGGACGCTTTGGCGTACATCGACCAATTAGCTAACGTGGCCTATGACTACGAATATGAAATAGACGACCACGACATCTTAGACATAGTGGCGGGATACTAACATGGCAGAATTATACGAAACAGACCCACTCATGGTTGAAGAAACTATTGAAGACTGGGTTATTACAAAGTGTGAAGACTGGAGGGACTATTACGAAAGTAATTATGAAGCAAGATTTGAAGAATATTATAGACTATGGCGTGGCATATGGGATCCTGCTGACAGTGAGCGTAAGTCTGAGCGTTCCCGTATTATTTCTCCTGCACTTCAACAGGCAGTTGAGTCTAATGTAGCGGAACTAGAAGAAGCTACGTTTGGACGTGGCAAGTGGTTTGACGTAAGTGACAACATGGGCGACACAGAGCGCCAAGATGTGCAGTTCCTGCGTAACAAGCTTACGGAAGACTTTGAAGACTGTATGGTACGTAAGGCTGTCGCAGAGTGTCTAATTAACGCTGCAGTCTTTGGTACAGGTGTTGGTGAAGTCGTCATTGAAGAAATGAAAGAGATGGCTCCTGCTACTCAGCCTATCATGGGTGGTGACCTACAGGCTGTCGGTGTCAGCATTACTGAAAGAGTAAAAGTAAAGCTTAAGCCTGTACTACCTCAGAACTTCCTAATTGACCCTGTGGCAACGTCCGTAGAAGACGCTCTAGGCGTTGCTATTGACGAGTTTGTAAGCCGACATCAAGTAGAGCTTCTGCAGGAACAAGGCGTGTACCGTGACGTATACGTAGGCATGGCTGCTCCTGATACGGACCTAGAGCCTGACCAAGACATTACTATCTACAACGACGACAAAGTACGTCTTACGAAGTACTACGGTCTAGTACCACGAGAGCTACTTAAGGCTGTCATTGACGAAGAGTTTGGTGAAGACGACGTAGAAGACGAAGAGGAAGGTTCTAAGTACGTTGAGGCTGTTGTCGTAGTCGCTAACGGAGGCATACTCCTGAAGGCAGAAGCTAACCCCTACATGATGCAGGACCGTCCTGTAGTAGCTTTCCCTTGGGACGTAGTACCCGGTAGGTTCTGGGGGCGTGGCGTCTGCGAAAAAGGTTACAACTCTCAGAAGGCTTTGGACACAGAGTTACGTGCTCGTATTGACGCACTGAGCCTCACTGTTCACCCAATGATGGCAGTTGACGCAACTAGGCTACCTCGTGGTGCAAAGCCTGAAGTACGTCCCGGAAAAATGGTGCTTACCAATGGAAATCCTAAAGAAGTTCTTCAGCCATTCAACTTTGGTCAAGTTAGCCAAATTACTTTTGCTCAGGCAGGAGCACTGCAGCAGATGGTACAGCAAGCAACAGGAGCCGTTGACTCAGCAGGAATCGCTGGTAAAGTTAATGGCGAGAGTACTGCCGCTGGTATTAGTATGTCTCTTGGCGCTATTATTAAACGTCATAAGCGAACTCTGATTAACTTCCAGCAGTCGTTCCTAATTCCTTTTGTCAAAAAAGCTGCTTATCGTTACATGCAGTTTGATCCTGAGAACTACCCTGTAGCTGACTACAAGTTCAACGCTAGTAGCACTCTAGGTATAATTGCTCGTGAGTACGAAGTTACTCAACTTGTACAACTGTTGCAGACTATGGGTAAGGAC